GTTTTTCACTTTGGTATGTCGTTTTTATACCGAAGTTTTCGTGCGTTTGACTCCTTCTTCCAAGATGGCCCAGTGGTGCTTCACGGTATCACTGACGCCGGGTGCTCGGGGGGAGTTTTCACACCCGTTCCAGTGTTTGACAACCACGTCTCTTTAATTCCAGGAGCTGTGGCAAACATTTTTAATGAGTATTACACTGGGACAGAGCACAAATGCGTGTGGTTCGCGAATTGGTTGGATGTAGCAGTGGTTGTTTTGATTGTGATGTTATCAATTGGACTGCTGTATACGTCTCTGCGTCTTGCCGCTTTTGTTATCGCTTACTCGGTGTCTCCCATCGGTAATGGATTTGTGTCGTTGTGGTTTAGTGTTTGCAAACTGTGGTCACCAGCTGTACTTGACAATGCTGTGTACCGTAACCAGTTTGCGAAGACACCTTCTTTGAAGGCGTCAACACCAAAGTCACATTCACATCCCATTGCTGCTAGGATACGCAATGCGTCCACGTATATGATGGACCATTACTGTGCATTGGTTGGTCGTAAGGCCTACTATCCACAGATGAGTAAGACTGATGAACGGAAGGGGCGTCGTGGGGCAAGATACTACCATTGGGTAAAGGATCTCAATATTGGCTTCAGCCAGTATGACCCGGAACCTGATGAGGTTTTATGCTTCACTGACGTTGATATGTATTTGGATATGCCACGTCTGATGTCTTCTCGACCCCAGATGATGTTGGTATCCACTTTCCAACCCACCAAGGTAGCGGCGAACGGCGTTAATAACTATGCCTTCACTTTCGGTATCCACAATGAGGTGGAATTTACGGTAAGTGGTGGAGCCAGTTTCAAACATCCAGTTTGGAACTATGGGACTGATGTAGTATTAGCATCCTCATCATCGTGGTGGGGTTTGCTTCACACAGTTATTAGTTATAACGTCGAACGTCGGTTTCTTGATGAACACCATCAATTGTTGTTTTTAGTTCCAAGTGCGTGCATTGTTTCACCCATCATTCCTATACATTGGTGGGTCTCGGGGCACGTACTTAAACGACTGGTGGTGGTGCAAGGGGATGCGTTGGTTATGAATGTTATGACACCTGAAGGATTAAGAAGATCAGTGGGCAGAGTTGGCTTATATACAACGGCCAATCTAACCGCTGAGGAAGACGACACTATTCGTGTCCAATCCCTTATTTCTAAGGTGGACATAACACCTGCCAGCGTACGTTCCGCCTTGCCCGAAGCGGATGTGTCAATGGCCAGTGTTCTCACAGTTCATCACAGGACTGTGAAGCCTGGGACGGTGGACACCGTCTATCCTAAGTCAGAAAGCGTCTTTAATTACCAATTCAACCCTGGTGAGTATGATGCTGATGCTAAGAATTCATTGACCCCGTTTATGAACCCTTTGATGCTGGGCGCTTACGCGCCCACCAAATGTTTGGCAAACGACTTGGCGTCTGTGCAGGGACGGATAATTGATGTCCGTCCTGCGGAGCCGCCTACAGTTGATGCGTTCAGACTGCAAACTCAGGCCGAATTCCTTTCCATGCTTGTCCCAGAGGACATTGCAGGGACATTGAGTCCGGATGATGTCGAAACTGTGTTACTAAAACAGAATCGACCGCAGCAGAAGGCGATCAACCGTATTGCTGAGCTAGGTGTTGGGCCCTCTAGGACTGATGTTGTTCAAACATTTCCAAAGCCGGAGGCCTATAGCGGTGTCAAAGATGGGCGTATCATCACAACAATACCTGGGCAGACCAAGCTGGGCTATAGCCGGTTTGTGTCTGCGTTCTCCCGAGGGGTCATGAGAAAGACCAAATGGTATGCCTTCGGGAAAACACCTGCCGAGATCTCCGAGAGGGTTGGAGAAATCGCGCAGTTTGCGTGCACCATTGCCGCAGCCGATCTGAGACGCATGGACGGCTGCGTGTCACAGGTGTCCCGTGATGTGGAACAACAAGCCATGTTGCGGGCGTTTCACAAGCGTTACCACGTTGAACTTATGGATTATATGTCGAAGCAGGACCATCGCCAAGCGGTTACCCCGTTTGGAGTTTGGTATGAGACTTTACTTGCTCGACTCTCTGGATCTTCAGAGACCGCTGACTTCAATTCACTCACAAGTGCCGAAGGACATTACCATGCCTACCGTTTAATGGGTTACACCCCACGGCAAGCATGGGAAATGCTCGGTATATTTGGGGGTGATGATGGGGCATCGGCAGATATTGATCCGAAGAAGCTGGAGCTGTCCTTTTCCCAAGTGGGTCAGACAGCGACGGTAGAAATGTTCAAACGTGGTGACACTGGTGTTAACTTCCTGGCGCGCTATTATGGACCCGATTTGTGGACCGGGGACATTAACTCCATTTGTGACATACCACGTCAGCTATCCAAGCTACACACGACGGTTGGTATGGCACGCAACGTTCTGCCTCTCGACAAACTTATTGCAAAAGCACTCAACTATTGCCTCACTGACTTTAATACACCAGTGATTGGCAAAGTGTGTTCTGCTGTAATGAGTCTTGTCTCTTCTGATAGATCGGATTATCCAATGTTGCGAGATTCCGTATTGAAGGAGAAGCCGGAGTTGAGAGGGGCCTTGAACTGGTGGTCACAGTATGACATCAGTGTTCAATGGCCAAACAATGTGGGGGATTGGGCTCAGGATATGTTACGAGCTTGGATTCCTACTGTGGATTTACCCCGATTGGATCGTTGGCTAACCACACTAACGCATTTTACAGTGTTGCGACCGCCTCTCATAGTAGAACCGCCAGTTATTGTTGTGACGGTTCCTGCTGTGGTAAATGGAGAGGTCCATATGCCTATTGGACCTGCAGCACCCATCCAGGTGGATGCTGCGAAGGCGCCGGCCGGGCCGGCGCCGGGGGCTTGGAGAGCCAAAGTGTGTAATGACTTTCGTACGGCTGCTGGATGCAACCGTAAGAAATGTAAATTCACACATGTGCCCAAATAAATGGCATCGGGTAACGCAACGGGGTGGTGCTTGGCCCCCGTTTTTGATTCTTAGCTTTGCGTTTACCCGTGATAATCAGAAGAAAATACTTCATTTACAATTCCACATGTCGAAACAACAAAAAGGACAAAAAGGAAACAAACAAGGCCACAAACCGAAGACAACTGGCGTCAAGATCGGTGAGGCAGTCGGAGGGATTCTTGGTGGGCTAGTAGGCCAAAAACAAATCGGCCGCGATGCCGGGGCTTGGTTGGCTCGCATCACTGGCCTTGGTGCCTACAAACTCCATCAGAATTCATTCTCACGCTCATCAGAGGACGTCCCTGTCTTTGAATACAACGGTGATGGCAGCGTCATTATTACCCATAAGGAATATGTTACTGATGTTAAGGGATCAGTAGCATTTACCAGTACCGATATGGATTTGGTACCTACAAATCCTATTCCTTTTCCTTGGCTTACTATCGAAGCATTAGGCTACGATCAATATGAATTTCTTGGGTTGGTAGCATGTTATAACCCTCTCTCCGGCGATGCGATCGCTTCTACAAACAACACCCTCGGCAGTGTTACCATCTCTACCGAGTATGATGTTTCTAGAATGCCATTTGCCTCGAAGAAAGAGATGGCAGAATACATGTTTACCACCTCCAAGAAGCCTGATGAATTTCAGATTCATCCTATTGAATGTAACCCAAAGAAGGATATTGTCAATGCGAGATATCTTGGCTCTGTATATCGTACCTCAGCCGCTGCCACCGGATCATCATCCGCGGCAACTGGCGGAGCGTCCAATATTGCAGAAAACCTACGATCACTCGGCAGACTGACAATCGCTACTCAGGGTCAACAAGCTGTCACCACTATTGGTGAGTTGTGGCTAACGTATAAAGTTAAGTTGAGTAAACCCCGTATCCCACCCAATGGGTTTCCACATGGGATGTTTCACGCATCCAATGCTGGGACCATTGTGTCAGGGAGCGGTCATTTTGACACCCCTCTTGTCATGGCAGACTCAACTTTGTTCGCCAACATGGTAGGCATACCTAGTTCACAGACCATTGATTTCGGCTCTCAACAAGCCGGGACCCTTGTCCTTGTGCACTATATGGCCAAGTCAATTAGTGGTACGTCTCCGACTATCACTATTCAGTCACCGACTTTGACTAGTTGTTCCTATGTGACCCATTTCTTCAACGGATCCGCCAACACCACATCCGAGGTCATTACAGGCACTGGTACCTCCTTGATAACGTACACGTCGAGCTTTCGCTTGACGGACTTAAATGCTAAAATTGTTTTCAACCTCCCCACGGTGGGGGGCACCACTCCTGTTTTCTCCTGGGAACTCTCAGTGTGGTCGTATCCTGAGCGCACACCTCATACGAACACTCCTGTATTGTCTCTCAAGGATTTTGATGATGAGAAGTTTGTGGTTTTGTAAAGTGACGTATAAAGTGGGATCGTGAGGTTTACGTAATCTCTCCCATCGCCCTTGTATAGTAACGTAGTATAGGC